AGTGCCGCGGCCGGCGTTCATTTTGGCGCGAAAGGCTGACGGAATGAGGTCCCGGTACGGGACGGCCATCCGAATGGAGCGCTTCTCGTCCTTGAGTCCGACGAGGACCCACAGACGAAGACGATCGACGTTGTCCTCGACATTCATTACGCCGAGCTGAGCCGTGAAGCTCTCAGGCTCAAGGACGGCGACCGGCGTCGCGGCTATCTTGTCCGGCGGCAGCGAGTGACAACCCAAGAACGGAAGGTCGCTAGTCGGCGCCAGGACGCCGGACCCGTCGCCCGCGGCATGGCCGGAGAAGAAATGCGGATCGTTCGCCGAGACGGTCCCGCCGATGACGGCGGCGACCGAATCAAGGATATCGAGGTATGTCGCCATCTAGAAGATTCGAAACTCCTTGATTGCCGAGCTGACGAGCGCGCGGAACCGCTCAAGTACCGTCGGATAGGCGGCCGACTCGGCGCGCTCCTTGATATGTTGAGCGGCCGTCGCCGGATGATGCTTGACGGCGCCGACGACGCGATCTCCGACCTTTAGCGCCTTCTTGTCGCGCGGCCAAATGTCGTGCGCCTTCGTGCCGCCCTCAACCCATCGTCCCTGCGGCAGCGACGTAAAGACGCGGCCAGTCACGCGCGAGCCGAGCCCGCTGACGTCTGTCCGGTAGCTGTCGCGTAGGTGCTGGCCGCCGAAGTGGCCTGGCCCCGTCGGCGTGATCCGCTCAAGCGCTGACTTCAGCTCTTGTACGGACTCCTCCATCGCCCCGAGCGGCCCTTCCCGTAGGGTGACGACGGCGGCGTCGACGCCGGCCATAGCCTCGCTAAAGCCCTTGACCGTGGCCGAAATCGTGACGCTCGGCATTAGCGCGGACCAATCTTCGGCTTGTCCAGCCCACCTTTTAGGCGGTACTTCATTAGCCGACCATCGCCGTAACTTTGCAGTAGCGATTCAGCATCGCGGCGATCCGCGGGTTATCCTTCACGCGCACCGGGCCGAAGTTGTTAACGCCCTGCGTCCCGAGCGGAGCGTCCTTCATGAGGTAGTTTTGAGCGGCGAGCATGATGCAGGCGCGCTTAACCGGGATCGGCACCGTCGCCCATCCCCAATTAGCCGTGACCTGAACCGACGGTCGCGGGAACACGGTCGCCTGTGGAATCCAGATAGGAAACCACTTGATATTGACCATGCGAATCTTCCACTGCGGCCAGCCGGGTTCACCGTCAATGACGCCGTTCAGCGGTTCGAGGATAAAGTCAGAGCCTAAGTTCAGCGTCGTCCCGTATGCGCCCGAGAACGCATAGTCGGCCTGAACGATGAGTCCGGTCGTCGTCCAAATATCGTCCACAGTCGCCAGGTAGTAGTTATCGGGGACGTAAATCCGGGCGCTCGTCGCGCCGGCATTGTTGAACTGCCGCTCACAGTGGCCCTCGATCTCTCTGCTAGCCGCGCTCAGCGCGTCATTGAGAAGTCCGTCGTCGGACGTCTCAGCGAGCGGTATTCCGAGCTGCGCCTTGAGGTCGCTGAGCTGCGCGTAGGGGTCGCCGAGAGCCATTTACCGATGCCTCCGCGTGTGATGGTGGGACGTACTCGCGTGGTGCGCGTGGTGCGTGGTGGCGTGATGCGCCCCGCCATGCGTCGCGTGGTGCGACGTGCCGGTCGCCGACGCTAGATGGTGCGCCAGGTGGTGCGATACGCGGGTCATCCGGACCTTGACGGCCGACCTTACCCGCCCGACTCGTTTGTGCAAGGGGCCGCCTCCTTCTTGTCTTAGTGCCTCGGCTTAAAGGCCGCGGCGCGTGTGTCGCAGGGATGCGACTCCGTCTGAACGGTCATGATGCCGGCGAATCCGACGGCGTCCAGCTCGCTATGCAGGTCCGACGCCGGCACGTTCTGATAGTGCTCGCCGGGATGCAGTGTCCATCCTCCGTCGATCGCGGAATGAGGCGGCCGGCCGGGGCCGGCACACGTCACGACGAACAGGCCGCCGGGTTTGAGGACCGAGAACGCCGTCCGGCAGATTGCCGCCCATGCGGCCGCATGCTCGAAGACTTCGGTACACAGGACGACGTCGTAACGCTCGTCCGTCTGCCAGGTCGCCGCGTCAGCGACAATGTCGACCTCCGTCCCCGGCAGAACGTCGAGAACGGTATAGGACTCGGCGTCCGGGTAGATATCGCGGGTCGTGCCGTTGATATCCCGGCCGCCGATATCGAGGACGCGAAGCGGGCCAGGTTCAGCCCACTTCGCGACCCATTCGCGAACTTCAGGATGCACGAGGTAGCTTCCTCCTCATCCGGTCCTCGAACAACTTGCTATCAGCCTCGGCGCCGAGCTGGCCGAGCTTGTAGACGTCGTCTTCCGGAGCGGTTCCCCAAATCGGGTGATGATGCTCAACCATTGCGGCCAGGGCCATTCCCCACTGTCCGCGGAGCTTGGCTGCCGAGACGATCTCGTCGTCGACGTACCAATGTCGATAGCCCTCGTGGCAGACGAGGCCGGGACCGTCGAGCGACGCGCCGACCTCATCGATGTAGGACCGCCGGATCAGTAGATGAGTCGCATGCTCGCCGGTCAGTACGCGGGGATTCGCGCCGTCGTTCGTGCCGACGACCGCGACTCCTTCGGTGTTTCCGACGTACTGCGCGTGATCGAGCCATCCGGGGTGAAAGCGGACGTCGTCGCCGACGACGAATACCCACGGCTCAGAGGTCCGCCGCGCGCCCTCGTTCACCTTCTCGGCGAAGTGAGAGCCTTTAGCGTCGAGGACGGTTGCGCCGGCCGCGAGCCATGCCGCGCGCGTCTCGTGGTCGCCCTTGTCGGCGACGGCGTAGACCGTAGCGAGGCCAGTCGATGCCCGCAGGGACGCCATGAACGGCGCCGCGTTCTGCGGGCGCTTCATGACCGGGACGATTACTGCCGTGGCTTCAGTGGCCGGCGGGGACACGTAGCCCTGCCAGAACTGCCAATCGCTGACCCACTGCGGCTTATGGTGGTTCGTCCGGACGCCGGTATGAACGTGAACCGGAAAGCCGAGCGCGCCAGCTCGCACACAGAACGACACGTCCTCGCCGAGGAACCCGTCCGGCGCCTCGATGCGGTCATAGAACTTGCCGTCGTACTCGGTGCTGATCCGCTCGAACACGCTGCGGTGAATCAGGACGAAGGCCATTCCGGTAGCGTCGCACTGCATGACCCGATTGACGGGGAAGTACGAGACGCCGCGGAAGCCTCGCTTACCGTTCTGATCGGTATAGACGAGGACCGTCGGCCGTGGAACCGTCCGGTAGCCGCCTAGACCGTCCTGACCCGTCTCGCGCGACGCGAAACACAGGCCGCCGACGATTGGGCGCTTAACGGGGTCCGCAACCTCTAGGAGGCGGTCCAGCGAGTCGGGCGCGAAGCCCATGTCGGAATCGACCGACAGGAGCCATTCTGAATCGCTCTCAATGAACTGTTTGGCGATCATGTTTCGCGCGGTGATGAGGTCGTAACTCGTCCCGCGGACCTTGATCTCGCCTGTGTCGTGCGCTAGGTGTCCGCTGCGCGTCAGGTCCCAAATGATGAGCCCCTTATAGCTAGCGTCGAAGCTCTCGGAGACTCCGTCCTCATGAACGAAGCCGAGAGAAACCCTAGCGACGTCCGACATTCAGCCGGCGTTCGCCTGGCGCCGCGGTTGCCTGTTCGACGGCCGGGACGGATCGCTTAACCTGATCCGCCGGAGCGTCCCCGAACAGCCATCCGTACCGCTTGACAAGCGGATCGTTGGCGTCCCAAATCTCGCCGCGACAGATGACTTGACCCTCGACGGTCGTCGAGTCCTGTGCGATAACGGTCGATGCCATGTTGTTACTCCTTACTGCGCTAAGGAAAAGAAGATAGGACCCGACGGCGCGCAGGCCGCCGAGCCCTATCCGGGAAGTCGAACTAGATCGGCCTAAGTCTGATTGAGGAGACGGAAGCCGAGATCGTTAACGACGTTGCCGCCGATGCGAGCGTAAGCGAACCAACCGCGCTGACCCGTCGGCCGGTTGTTCGTCACGTCGACAAGATGGCTCACGAGTTCAACCGTCATGCCCGCGCGGCGAGCGATGAGGTAGTTCGAGAAGTCACCAACGACGAGCTGGTTCGTGTGGCCGGTCGTCGAGACGACGTCCGGGAAGTAAGCGGATTCGAGAACCTGCTTACCGAAAAGCTGATCGGCGTACGC